TTCTACACGGCCGTTGGTGAACCAAGCGACCGCTCCACCGACGATTGCTGCAACGCTCCCGACGATGGTGGTTTCTATCAGGTTCATTACTTGTTCGGTTCGCCCTTTGTTTTATCCAAGGCCATCCAACCAACTGAAAGCAAGGTGATTAATGCACCGATAATCTCTTGCAAGGTTTCGGTGTCTAACAAGCCTTTGGCGACGAGTGTACCACCGATGAAGGTGAGAAGGTGGCGAAGTAGTGCGATGACTGCTGATTTCATTAGGGGTAGTTTAGGGGTTTCGGGGTTGCGTTTGCGAAAGAGTTTCATAGCAATTTATGTTGGTGGTAGTCCTCGGTGTACTGCTCGTCCCATCCTGCGAAGGTGTGGATTCCGACTGGTTCCGGCCAAGTTTGATACTTCGCCCAGTTCTTGGGTTCGTCGCCTTCCCATAGAATGTCAACGCACCAAGCCTTTGGATTTGCAGGGTTGATATGTCCGAGTTCAACAACCGTGCGAGGCTCGACCTCCGAGTCGTTAATGGTTCGGAAGTCAGCGTAAACTGCAAATTCGTATTTTCGGAAGGTAGCCATTAGAGGGTTGTAAGGGCAGCAAGTTCAGCGTTGGTTAAGCGAGTGGTATATAGGGCAACGGCACGGATGCGGTCGTTGCATATGTTGGTAGTTGATGTTGATTCAGTCTTACCTATAAAAACTTGTGAACAAGCAGGAACCGAGCCTGTATTACTTGTTGATATTTGCACGCCATTTACATAAAATGCAAAGTCATTGTTTGCGTAAGCAACGGCAATTTTGTAGATTCCACTTGGTCTTGTGCTTGTATTTACATCAAACTGACTTGTTACAGAAAAACTAATTAAAGCCCTAATTCTATTTGAACTATTAAATAAAAAAGCGATTCTATTGTCCTGAGTCCCATCGCTTATCGCAAAAATTCTTGCTCCTGATGTAAAGTTTCTTGCATCCACCTCCGCATAAAGCGTGCCTTGCGTCTGCCCGATGCATCCGCTGACTACTCCTGATAGGCTTATGACTTCTGCGTTGCGTGTTGCGCTTGCGGTGGTTGTGGGGATGTAGGAGGTGGCGATGGAGCCTATTTCGGTCTGCGCTCCCCAGCCGTAAAGGACATCCGTAGTTGTGCCAGTAAAGCTTGGAAGCCTTGTCGCTCCGCTTGTTTCAATTAACGGCATAGATATACCATTGTTCGTGCCATTGCTTATGCAAGTGTTCGTGCATCTGCATCGATACCAACCATTCCCGTAATTTTCTATCCCTGCCGTTACAGTCGAACCAGTTACAAGGGCAACCGTTCCGAGTTCCAAGTCAAAATTCGCAAAGGTGTTCGCAGCAAACCTTAATAGTGGCCAAGCAATTTGAATATACCTTCCAGCATTGCCCACTCCCTGTTTGAAAAATGCGGATGCCGTGTAAACCGTTCCGCTTGTAAAACTTATCGCAGAGTCGCTTCCTACCTTTATATGCGACGTGTTCCCACTCGTTGGACTGATTGCGTTGGCCGTGTATGTACCTAAGGGGTCAAGCGTTCCTGTGGTCGCTGACACGGTTGTAACATTTGCCGTTGCGTCATCACGCCAACCATTTGCAAGCCAATTTTGGCTTTGAACAACCAAGTTCGTCCCAGCAGGCTCAACGAGCAAAGCAGGGCATCCACCGCCAAGAGGATAGTCCAACCTCGGAATCCCCGAAGCCACGACCTCAATGAATCCGCTTGCGTTGACCCTTGTCGCAGTCGTTGCACGGGTTACATTGAAGTCCCCCGATGCACCAAGAACCACACCGCCCGAAGTCGTTGCTAAGGGAGTGTATAGTTTGCCCGTCTTAAAGCGAGCAGGCACAAGGATAAGCGATGGTGTCGGCATTCTTAGAAGTTGTAGATTACTGCAAAGCGATTGAATAGGCATCCATCAACGGCAGCCTCGGCAGCGGTTGCTCCGTCAGCGGTTGCCCTTGCGTTGAACAAGGCCCATACCCCAGCAGCGACTCCGCCTTGGAGCATATTGGTCGGATAGCCGTAGCCGTAGCCGATTAGCATTAGAGGAAGGTGTAACCGATGACGGAACCTGCGCTTGGATTGACGGCCGTAATCTTACCGCCATTGCGTCCTGAAATCACGATACCAGCGGAAATAGAAGCCCCCGAAAAGTTGTAAGCGGTTAGCAGGTTCTCGCTTCCAGTTCCGGTAAGGGTTGTGAAGGTCGCAGCGGTATTGACTACAAGGAAGTCGTAGTTTTTCCCGGTAACGGATCCATTGATAAACTCCATCGTACCACCTTGGCCGAGCATTTGTTGCAATATAGGTGTAGGCATTTTTTAGCGTTTAATTGTAAATGTAGATTAGACTGGAATTTCACAAACCGAGTGTCCGTAAGGGATTTCAAAAGTCATCGTCGCCTGCCATCCAGCCGTGCGGTCATCCCGGCTCTCTACGAACCTCGTTAGACTAACGGTGGACGAAAGGGTCCAGTCCTCGTTTGGGTCGTTTGTAAGCGACGATATGAAGTCCTGTGCGATTTGTAACTGGTCGCTTAAGACCTCATCCTCGTTATCCTGCCAACCCAGCGTAGGGCTGCCTGAAACCACTGCGCCCATCGGCTTAATGGACTCAACTCTATCACTAAAATATACCCCAACCACCAAGTCCAAAGTACCAGCGTCAGTAGTTGCAGACTGCACGTCCGCAAAAACGAGCGGATAGACGATTCGCTCACGGCTTGGGGTTCGCAGGTTGATGGTGTTGTCCGTTCCTATCGCCAACGGGTCGCCCGTCCCGAAGGAGTTGACCTGAGGATGAGCATTTGCAAGGTCCAGCAGGGCTTGCTTGATTTTTATCCATGACATAAGTCTGAAGTTTCAGTATGTTTTTTTTATGCGCTCCCATGCTTAGCAGTCATTACACGCCCCGAATTGGCCGTAAGGGTAGGGGTAGTCAAGGTTGCTGATTCCCATCCTCCTGTTGCGGTCAAGGACCATCCCGGTGCGATAGTTGGTTGCGTTCGGGTAGATGGTATCCAACGCAGACGGAGGCGAGTTCCACAAGGGATAGGAGTTGCGGTTCTCCATGAGGTAGCGGGTAATCCGTTCGGAGTACCACTCGGCATCGTTCTTCACTTTGTCGGTCAGCCGGGTGATTTCCTCCATGCTCATTTGGGAACTTTCCTCGCTCGTTCTACGAACCATTCCTTTGTTCATGTACTTGAACGCAAGGACCATGGGCAGTTCGTAATAAAGCCATTGAATCATTGCGGGTTGGATGTAGTCCTCCAAGAGCGTTTGGTTCAGGGCAGACGTTGAACCGCTGACGACCTGCGTAACCAATTCCCCGTACAAAGGAGAGCCAACGATGGGCTGAATCCGCATCTCCTGCACCTTGACAACCGTTGGGCGTATCTGGGTGTAACTGACGTTCTCGTTTATGATGCTATTGTCAAGCAGCGTTTCTTCGCTTATGAATAGTGCCTTCATGCCTTGCTGATTTTATTGCCTTTACGGATAACGAGTTGCTGCTCCCATACGTGCCTGCATTGGGGGCGATTCACTCCGCTCGGCGTGTGATACCAACCGCCTCTGCGATTCCATACCGAATATCCCATGATCGCAGAAATCCCGTCGATGTCCTCACGGGTGTAAACCTTGCCCTGCCCGGCCAAGTCAAGCATCACTTTGCAGAACTCACGGCTGGAGCCTTTGTCCTTGTTGCTGAACCCTGTGGCCCAAGCGTATTTGTAGCGGACTTCCAAGACTGGCTCGGCAACTTCCTTGACGTTCTTGGGAAGGTTCTGCTCGGCAATCTTGTCCACGGCCCTGCTGATAGGGTAGCGGTCTTTGGTGATTAAGTAGGCGACACGCTTGGCGACCTTGGCCTTGCTGACCCCGAACTCCTTTGCCATTTCTTCGACCGATGCGTCCCGGTTCTTCTTGCGGTACGCTTCAATCTTCAGGTCAAGTTCTTTTTCTTCTTCGCCCAGTTCGGCAAAGGCCAACCGTATGTTTTCGTCGATGTTGGAGTCAAACCGCATCGGCTTGGAGTGCATGACATGGTAATCGTCTGCATGGCAGCCAAACTTAGAGGCAACGACCTCCAAGACCTTAAATTCTTCTTCGCCCCATCCGTAATCTTCGTCGTCATCTTGGCCCCAAGTAGGCTCGCTGAACTCTTGGGACTGAACGCCCAGCATCGTATCAATCTCTTGGGATGACAGACCGAAGCCTGCTGACAACATCGTCCGAGCCATCTCCAGCGTGATTTTCTCCTGCATATACTGACGCACGATTCGCATCAGGTTTTGGTACTCACGGCCTGACAACTTCTTGATGTTGTCGTTGCTCTGCAAGGCTTCCACGGCTTGCGGTTGCTCATCGGGTTGGGGATTAGGTCCAACCACATCGGCAGGTTTCTCAAGCGGTTGCAGACCTGCTTTTTCCCGAAGTTCGTCTTGGGTCATTATCTGCAAGAGGGCTTGTTCGCTTAGTCGTTCCGTGATGGGTTCCACCGGGATAAGTTCCATGCCTTCGACTCCATTGAAGGAGCCGAGGTAATTAATCATCCGCTCCACCTTTCGGACCCGGTCGTTGACGTAGGTGGCCTTGAATAGTTCGTATGCTTCGACCAATTCGTTGCGTCCACCCAATTGCCCCTCGGTCTTGACTCCGAAAAGCATGGGGTTGGTTACACGGTGGGCGATGAATATCTCTTGCTGGATGGCCTTGTTCAGTATCTCGAACTGCTTGTCCATGTCGCTCGGAGTGAGCGGTTCCAGCGTCGGAGCCTTGGCTGCATCGTCGTTGAAGGTTACAACGAAGCGACCAGCGTTGTCCGTTCCCGAAAACTTGCGTTTAATCTGCCTCTCGATGTCGCCCTGTTCTTCGGGTGTAGGAATCCCGTTGTTGAAGTTTATCAAGTAACCCCCCCAAAAGTTGTTGCGGAGGTTGTTGTTGTGGAAGTTGGCGACCTGTACGTCTGCCTCAATCCACGCATTCCCTCCGATGTATTCGGGTAGAGGGTAGTGCTTCACGCCTGCTGCGTACACCCGATAGTAGAACAACTGCTTTCCGAGGCGGTTCTCCGGGTCGAAGGCAGGAATCTTCTCGATGTCCCCGACCTTGGGGAACAACTGCATCATGTCGTCGTTGTACCAGTCCGCCACCTGAAACATCTTCTCCTCTTTGTCCACACGGATCTTCTCGAACGGGACGTGTTCCATCTTGGCAATCGTGCCAAGTTTGGACCAAGTAGCCGCAACCGCAAAGCCGTTGAAAATCTCCAAGTCCAAGACCAGTTTCTCGGTGATGTCGTTGAGGTCCTCGGTGCTGGAAAGTCCATCGAAGAACTTGATGAACCGGGCCTGCTGCTCCACGGTCAAGTCATCCCCTGCCTGCCATCCACCGCCCATAATGTAGTTCACCTTACCATTCACGATAGCGTTGTGCTTGCTGCTCCTGCGATAGTTGTCCAGCAGGTAGTAGGGGTATTCGTTCGCAAAGCCGTAGGTGATGTACTTGCCGGAACGATTCTCCAGCATTACAGGGACCTTATGCTCTATCCCAAGCCATTGGGTAAAGTGCTGCGTTGACTTGCTCATAGCGTGTGGATGGTAAATGAAAGAGCTGAAATCGTGATACTTGCACCGCTTGAAATTGCGTTGATGTAGATGGTAAATTCATCATTAACCGCACCTGTAACGTAAGCCTCCGTATAAATCGCATGGCCGTCTGAGTGGCTTATTGTAATCTCGGTCATTGACTGGTCAATCGTTGTGCCGTTCTTGGCGATGTATACTTTGATTTGGTGGTTGTTGCCCTGCGTCAAGACCATGGATGCAGCGATGCGAAGGGTCGCCCCCGTTGTGCCTGTATAGGTCAGCGATGTCGTGGTCCTTGAAAAATTGTAGGTTGACAAAACGCCTGATTTCATCGCACTTGTCAACTTGACCCGTTGCCCCTGCGTCGGGGTGAAAGCCGTGTCGGTGTCGAGGTAAAGGTTCGCAAAGCCCCGCTCTCGGTCAAGCGTTGCGGTGTCTGCAAGGTCGTCGAACAAGCCACCAACACGGGATGCGGTGTTCGCCCCGGCAGCGGTTTCGTTGGTAATGGTTAAGGCACTCGCTTGGAGTTGGCTTCGTGTTTGTACGCTCATTATGCGAAAGTTGA